CATCATGGAAGATGACGAGCAGGAAATTTCAACAACTGCTCCAGCAGCACAAGGGCGCACCCTCGTGCGTGGTGGCTGGGGAAGCGTAGAGGCAGTTAAAAACTCTGACTCTCCTTTCGCACAGCGTATGAAGATTACTGAGGAACCACAAATTGTTAAGTTCCTTGCAGACGAACCGTATGCTTCATGGAAGCAACACTGGGTAGAGCGTCAAGGGCAAAAGTCTTTCGTTTGTATTTCAGATTTTGATGAAAAGGGTTGCCCACTTTGTGACACTGGACTACGTCCATCAGTTCGCATTGCATTTAACATTGCACTCCTTATTCCAGGAGAAGAGCCAGTTCTTAAATCGTATGAAGTTGGGCCTCGTGTCATTGACCAGTTGAAGAACTTCCATAACGACCCACGCACTGGACCTTTGTCTAAGCACTACTGGGCAGTTAGCAAAACTGGTAAGGGCGCTACGACAGCAACTGCACACCAGATTGTCAAAGAACGTGACCTTGAAGAGTGGAACATGACTGGTATTGATGACGCTGCATTTAAGATTCTTGTAGCAAAGGCATACACGCCTGACATCATTTCAATTCCGACACGCAAAGACTTGTCGGCAATCGCCAACGAAGACAACTGATGGGACAGGGTACAACCCCTGCTCCACATAATGTTGTAACTACTCTTGAGCAGTTACAAGATGCTGTACAACAGATAATGCAGGTTGGTGCGTTTGTGTTTGACGTGGAAACACGTGGGATGCTTGAACGACACCCCGACATGGTTGAGGCTATGGAGAAGGCTTGGAAAGCCCACATTAGTACTCTCAAGAATCCAAGCCCTGAAATTCAGAGGCGTGCTCATGAGAACTTTGTGGATAAGTACACAGGCATGCTTGCTCTCAACCCACTTCGTAATGAAGTGTTTTGGATTGGACTAGCCACTCAAGGGAACTCATGGGCAATACCCATGGGTCATCCCTTGGGTGAAGTCCTACAACCTGAAGAAGTAGGCGATGGTACGACCACACCACCAAGTGGTTATCGCAAGGTTCTTAAAAACGGACAAGAATCTTTGGCTAAAGCCAGGTACTTGATTCCTGCAATCTATTCCGAACCTCCGGCACAGTTGTCTCGTACTGAGGTTTTTGAAGCACTACGTCCACTTTTCTTTAGCGACATATTAAAGATTGGGCACAACGTTAAGTTTGACGCACGAAGCATCTGCAAGTACTACGGAGAGATTACCCCTGGTCCTTACGCAGACACTATGCTTTTACAACACATTGTCAATGAGAACCTTATGTCTTATTCTCTTGAACAGTTGATTAATCATAACTACGGCAAACATGATGCCTACCATCGCAAAGGTAAGTTAGGTAAAATCATTTCCATTGTTCCCTTCTCAGATGCCGTTGAGTATGTGCATTTGGATGTTCGTTGGACATGGATGCTTTACAAGCGGTTATGGAATAAAGTTAAACAACATTCCGATTTAGTAAAGTGTTTTTATCAAGACTCAGAAGTCTTGCTTACCCTTATGACCATGGAGAACACAGGCATCCCTGTAGACCAACGCAACATGGTAAGCCTTGGTAAGGAACTAGATGGTCGTATGCGTGATGTTCTTTTGGGGTTATCTGAGTACACACCTGCTGGGTTTAACCCTGACTCCACTAAACACAAACAAGAGTTTTTGTTTAACAAGAAGCGTGAAGGTGGCCTTGGGCTAAAGCCTCACAAGTTGACTAAAGGTGGAGCACCTTCGGTAGATGAAGAGACTCTTCGCTTTTTGGAAAAGGAACACCCTGCCCTTGAGTTGCTTATTGAATGGTCTGAAACACAGAAGTTAAAATCTACATTTGTAGACGGTCTTTTACCAAAGTTGTACAACAGCAGGTTGCACCCTTCCTTCCATCTGCACCGTACCGCAACAGGACGAATGTCTTCGTCTGACCCTAATTTGCAAAACATACCCCGTGACTCCAGCGTGCGTAGCCTCTTTGTGGCACCCGAGGGGCAGACCCTTTTGGTAGCCGACTACGACCAGATTGAACTACGGGTCATGGCAATGTTTTCCCAAGATAAGGAACTACTTAATGTTTTTAACAACGGGATTGATATTCACACTGGTGCTGCTGCTTTGTTGTTTGGTAAGGCAGTAGAAGACGTAACGAGTGATGAGCGTCAGATTGGTAAGGGAGTTAACTTCCTAACGGCGTATGGTGGCGGTGCAGGTAAATTGGCTCGTACTACCGGAATACCTTTTGAACAGGCCCAGCACATGATTCAGGAGTACTACAGGCAGTTCTCAGGGCTTACTGAGTGGAAACAAAAGGTTGTCGCTGAAGGTCGTAAGTTGGGGTATGTCACCACCCTTTCAGGGCGTAGGCGTAGGCTCCCAGACTTAATGTCTAATGACCAAGAGGCTCGTTCCAGGGCTGAGCGTCAGGCAGTAAACGCCGTAGTACAGGGGTCAGCCGCTGACATCTGCAAGCAAGCCATGGTTGACATTGATAAGTTGCTTCAAGGGACTAACGCCAAAATGCTGGTACAAGTACATGACGAACTTGTAGTAGCACTGCCCTACGAAGACCTTGAAGGCTTGATTGAGCCATTCCTGACAGCCATGGGCAATGATAGGGTTATTAACGGAGTGCCATTAAAGGTCTCCTACCATAACGCCATAAATTGGGCAGAAGCGAAGGGCTAATGAGCGCCATTGACCAACGAATGTTTTATCTCATGCTTTCCCCAGTTGAGGGTCAAAGTTTTGCGCACTCCATGGGGTTCCCACCTCCGTCTGAAGACGTTCAAGAGATAGAGATTATGGATGTGTTTTCTCGGTGGTTACTTGCTCAACGGGCAGGAACTTTAGAAGACATTAGAGAATCTGCCAGTTGGTTCGTGTCGTTCCTAGCAAAGAATGATAAATTAGTATCCCCCGCAGAAGATTTTGAATCAGCCTTAACTGTTTTTGCTGTATCAATGGTTAACAAACTTTTGGATAAAGGTTTTATAGGGATTATTATGGACGAAGAAACAACAGAGGAAGATTATTATGAGTGATTGGTGGTCAAAAAAACTGGCAGGTGAAAAGCCTTCAGTCAATCGCACAAATTCACCCCCTGTACAAGTTCCAATGAACTTCCCACAGAGTCAAGCACAGCCTATGCAAGCCCCTGCACATGTGCAAAACCCAAGCGTTCCAATGACTAGTCAAGAGCAACCTGCATCTTTTTCAGAAGCATTGCGAATGGGTATCACGAATGGTGGCGAAGCCATGCGCAAAGATGGTAATGTCACTTGTCCCGACTGCGGTAGCGCTTATGTGTTTAGTCGTGCAAGGGGTAACACTCAAAACGGAGCAAGTCCAGCGCCCCGTTGTTATGAGTGTGGTTGGAATGGTTTGTATGACCAAGCCAGCCAATCTAGTTGGACACGATAAGGAATATTAAAATGGCAGCACTAGAAGTATCAAGAGAATCTCTTTCTTCAATCATCTCTTCTATTCAGAAGAAGTATGGTGACGACATTATTGTTAAAGGTAGTGAAGTACCACAAGAGATGCCACGCATTACAACAGGGGTACTTGCATACGACCTCATGCTTGGTGGCGGTTGGCCTGTAAACCAGTGGAGTGAAATCATTGGTGAAGAGTCCTCAGGTAAGACTGCTATGGCATACAAGACCATTGCGGCTAACCAAGCGCTTGACCCAAACTTTACAGCCATGTGGGTTGCCGCCGAAGAGTATGTACCTGAATACGCAAAGGCTATTGGTGTAGACCTTGACCGCCTTTGGGTTGTAGAGACCAACCTTATGGAGCAGGTCTACGACCTTGTTATCCGTGTTATGGATGCTCGTGCAGTAGACATGATTGTTATTGACTCCCTTCCCGCTCTTGTCCCAGGTGATGAGATGGAAAAGACTATGGAAGAGTTCACCATGGGACTTGGTGCTCGTCTTACTGGGAAGTTCTTTCGTAAGGCTTCTAAGGCTCAGAAACGTTCATTGCTTCATGAAGACCGTGGTTGCACAGGAATCATGATTAACCAATGGCGTGACAAGATTGGTGTTATGTGGGGTGACCCTCGCACAACTCCGGGCGGTAAGGCAAAGAACTTCCATTACTTCTGCCGTGTAGAAGTTAAGCGTGACGAGTGGCTTAAAGTAAAAGACGAAACAGTTGGGCAGTCTATTAAGGGTCGTACTCTCAAGAACAAGAC